ACTTTGAATATTTTAAGATTGCTTCTGAGATAGACAATTATGATGACATTGAAACTTTGAGAAATATTGCAAAGTCATATTGCAAACTTTATTATAAACAACAAGAAGTTTTGTCCGAAATTAGGCCAAATAGAACTTGAACACTCACCATTACCATAAATATTAGGAGAGGTTTTGTATAAATGGCGCAACCATCAAATAGAGCAGAATTGATTTCATACTGCAAAAGGCAACTGGGTGCGCCAGTATTGGAAATTAATGTTGCCGATGAGCAGGTAGATGATCTTGTAGATGATGCATTACAATATTTTCACGAAAGACATTTTGATGGTGTAAGTCAAGTCTTTCTCAAGTACCAGATAACGCAAGCGGATATTGATAGAGGTAGAGCTCCAGGAAATAATTCTGTTGCAGGAATTGTGACGACAACGGCATCTGCAACAATAGACGGATCAACCACCACATTCTCATATAAAGAAAATAGTAACTTCTTACAAGTACCTTCATCTGTAATTGGTGTAACTAAGGTGTATCATTTTGATGGAACCAATACTACCACCAACAATATGTTCAGTGTTAAGTATCAACTATTTTTGAATGATATTTACTATTGGGGGTCTACAGAGATTCTGACTTATGCAATGACAAAGACGTACTTGGAAGATATTGATTTTCTTTTGACGACAGAAAAGCAGATAAGATTTAATCAGAGACAAGACAGATTATATTTGGACATTGATTGGGGAAGTGTAAATGTTGGAGATTATCTGGTCATTGATTGTAATAGACTTTTAGATCCAAATGATTTTAGTAGAGTTTGGAATGATTCTTTCCTTAAAAAATATCTAACGATATTGATCAAAAAACAATGGGGACAAAACCTCATTAAATTCCAAGGTGTCAGACTTCCAGGTGGCATCGAATTGAATGGAAGACAAATTTATGATGATGCTCAAAAGGAGTTGGATGATCTTATGGAGAAGATGTCCAATACTTATGAACTTCCACCTTTAGATATGATTGGATAAGTTATGTTAAATCCATTTTTTCTACAGGGTTCTTCTGGAGAACAAAATCTAGTTCAAGACTTAATCAACGAACAGTTGAGGATGTATGGTGTTGAAGTCCACTATCTTCCAAGAAAATATATTACAGAAAAGACTATATTAAGAGAAGTCATAGAATCTAAGTTTGATTCTGCTTTTCCTATAGAAGCATATGTTGATAACTATGAAGGATATGATGACAATAGCAGCATATTAACAAAATTTGGAATTCAAGCAACAAATGAGATAACCCTGATTATTTCAAAAGAAAGATATGAAAGTTATATTTCACCATTACTCAGTGGAAAATCCAACGTAAAATTATCTACCAGACCAAAAGAAGGAGATCTAATTTATTTTCCTTTGGGTGATAGATTATTTGAGATAAAATATGTAGAGCACGAAAAACCATTTTATCAACTTCAAAAAAATTACGTCTATAAGTTTACTTGCGAACTCTTCAGATACGAAGATGAAGTCATTGATACTGGAGTGGATGAAATAGACGACGTTTTGACTGGAGTTTCTGATAATCTTGATGATGGATATACTGCTTTAGGTCCAATCCAAACTCTGACTATGGTTGGATCAGGTAGCACTGCTACAGCATCTACAATGCTTGTAAATGGTGCTATACAGTTCATTAACGTCACAAATCGTGGTAGTGGTTATACAAGCACTCCTACAGTTGGTATAGGTTCTGCTCCTGCCGGAGGAATTACTGGTATAGCAACTGCCAATATGATTGCTGGAATTATTGTTTGCACAGACAGTGCAAATCCAAATGCACAGTCAGTTCAAAGTGTCAGTATTATAAATCCAGGTGCAGGATATACAGCTGCTCCTGGAATCAAGTTTATTGGTGGGGGTGGAAGTGGTGCAATAGCAACTTCTGGAATCGCAAATAATGCTGTTGGCATCATTACGGTCACCAATGCTGGATCTGGATATACTTCTTCACCTGCAATTACATTTACAGGCGTATCTACAGTCTCTGCAGCTGCGACTGCTGTAGTAAGTGCTGCAGGTACTATCTCAGCGATTTACATAACAAATGCTGGTACAGGATATACTATTGCACCGACAATTACAATTGCTTCTCCATTCACCGCAGGATTTGTTGCTGGAATCGGAACATATGTCTTCAACGAAGTAGTAACGGGATCAGTCAGTGGAACTACAGCAAGAGTTCGTACTTGGACAGCATCTACAAACGTTCTTGAAGTTGGAAATATTGCAGGAGAGTTTGTTTCTGGAGAAAATATTGTTGGAGCAGCGTCTTCAGCTTCTTATAGACTAAGACTCATTGATACGGATCCAGTTGATGATGGGTATACTGACAACGAGCAGATAGAAATTGAGGCAGATGCAATACTTGATTTTACAGAAATAAATCCTTTCGGGCAACCATAAATAAAAAATAGTAGGTCAGTGAAAAATGTTTGAGTATTTTTATCACGAGATATTGAGAAAAACAGTCATTGCTTTTGGCACCCTGTTTAATAATATTACAATCAAGCACACAAACTCTTCTGATGATGTTGTGAGCGTGATTAAAGTTCCTCTTGCATATGGACCTATTCAAAAGTTTTTAGCTAGACTGGAGCAGTCTCCAAATCTAAGCAAATCAACTCAAATGACACTGCCAAGAATGTCATTTGAGTTTACTGGGATTGTTTATGATCCTTCAAGAAAAGTAACAACAACTCAGCAATTTACAGTAAAAGATGCTACTGATGGATCTATAACAAAAAAGGCATATATGCCAGTTCCATACAATATGCAATTTGAATTGAGTATTATGACAAAACTAAATGATGATGCTCTGCAAATTGTAGAGCAAATTTTGCCATATTTCCAACCCTCATATAACTTATCAGTTACTCTTGTAGAGAATGGTATTAACGAGAAGAAAGATATTCCTGTTGTTTTAGAAAATGTTACCTTTCAAGATGATTACGAAGGAGATTTTACGACAAGAAGATCTTTAACATATACTTTAAGATTTACTGCAAAGACATATCTGTTTGGTCCTGTTTCCAGTGCAACTTCCGATGTTATCAGAAGTGCTACTATCAGTTACCTTACTGGAACAGACACAACCAATACAACAAGAGAACTTACTTATACAGCAACTCCAAGAGCGATCCAAAATTATACTGGAACTGTTCTAACCAATCTGTCAAAGGATGTTTCTATGACAGATACAATAATCAATGTAGAAGATGGAAGTACTATTACAAATAAAACCTACATCGACATTGACGATGAAGAGATGTATGTTACAAACATCAATGGAAATGCTATCACTGTTCAAAGAGGCAGAGATGGTACAAATATAGAAACTCACATCACAGGTGCTGCAGTGAAACCAATTACAGCAGCAGATAACTTGCTTGTTGAGAGTGGAGATGATTTTGGATTTAGTGGTTCTATAAACTAATTTTATGAGCGATAAATTTAAAGATTTGAATGATACCTTTAACCTTGAGGATAGTATGATAGATGTAAAACCTGAAAAATCAGAGATTGTTTCTGTCGAAAAAAAATCTTTGGATAAAGACGATATCATAAAAGATTATGAATATACAAGAGGAAATCTTTACTCGGTTATAGAAAAGGGACAAGAAGCACTTAATGGTATTCTTGAATTAGCTCAAGAAAGTGAAATGCCAAGAGCATATGAGGTTGCAGGTCAACTTATCAAAAATGTTGCCGATGCGACAGATAAATTGATGAAACTTCAAAAAGAACTGAAAGAAGTTACTGAGGAGACAAAGACTAAAAATCCAACCAATGTTACTAATGCTCTTTTTGTTGGTTCAACCGCAGAATTGGCAAAGTTACTTAAAGATACGGCCAATGACAATAAAACTAAATAGTTAAAAAAGATCAATGGCAGCTAATCCAGTTATCAATATAACAATCCCACAGGGTTCGGATTTTTCAGAAACATTTGTTTCTACTGAGAATGACGGATCTGCATCAAATCTTGCGGGATATTCTGCCGCCGCTAAAATAAAAAAACATTCTGAAGCAACTGATTCTACATCATTCACAGTGAGCATTGTTGGAGCAACTGGAGAAGTTTCTATAGCAATGACATCTGGTGTCACTACAAACTTAAAACCAGGAAGATACTTTTATGATGTGAGGTTAACGTCTGGAAGTGGAGCGGTATCCAGATTAGTAGAAGGAATGGCACTCGTAACAGCAGGCATTACTACTTAAAACAATGGCAGTAGTCAGAAAGGTACAATCCACTTCTAATATTGCAAAAAAAGGTGCGGTAAAGAAAATATCAACACAGTCTGTTAGACAACCATCAATTGTCAGTGAAATGGGCGACGTTGATTTTGGTACTTTGGATGCGACAAAAGATGGACAAATTGTTTCTTATGATTCCGCTACTAATAAATTTGTTTTGATTACAGCGGATGATTTGTTGTCAGTATCGGCAGAAGACAATGACGTACCTGATGAACTGATTACTGCTCTTGAGGGAGAACTTGATCTTGGAGCAATTCAGGTCGAATCTCTTGATGGAGGTACATTCTAATGCCAATAAGAATGCGGGATTTAACAAATACCGACTTTGGCACCTTGAATGCTCAAAAAAACAAAAATGTAATGAGATATAATGCTTCTACTGGAAAATTTGATGTGATTAATATTGATACAACTTTAGGATTAACCACAGCATTACCACAAAAGTTTGTAGACGTTGTTGAAAGTAAAGTCGATACGGGTAATATTCAGTTTTCAAGTATAGATGGTGGAACTTTCTAGGCTTTGTCTCAAATAAATAATAAAAAACAGTATTAGGAAAAAATGGCTTCTCCCGTAATTCAGTTTAAGAGGGGTGCCTTTGCAAATCTTCCTGGACTTCAGGCAGGCGAACCAGCACTTACAACTGATACCTTCGAACTTTATGTTGGTATCAACAGTACAACAGGTGGAAATAAATTCTTTGGTTCTCATCGTTATTGGACTAGAGAAGGAAGTTCTACGGGAAGTTCTGTAAATCTTGTTGAAGGATCATCCAATGGTTCTAACTACGTAGCGTTAAAGTCTCCTGATAGTCTTGCATCTAACGTAACATATACACTTCCAGGATCTGATGGAACTAATGGCCAAGTTTTAACAACCAATGGTTCTGGAACTTTATCATTCTCGACTCTTTCTTCAAGTTTAAGTCTCGCTGGTGACAGTGGTACAGATACTCTGACCGTAGGTTCAGACACTCTTACTTTCACTGGTGGAACCGGTATTTCTGCTACTGTTTCAGATAATCAGGTTTCATATGATCTTGATGCAGAACTGCAAGCACTTTCTTCAGTAACATCTGCTGCTAATAAACTCCCTTACTTTACTGGTTCAGGAACTGCATCTGTTACAGATTTAAGTTCTTTTGGTAGAACCTTAATTGATGATGCTGATGCAGCAACCGCAAGATCAACTCTTGGTGTTGATGCTGCTGGTACAGACAACTCAACCGATGTAACCCTTGCTGGTTCATACGATTATCTGACTCTTTCTAGTCAACAAATCACTCTGGGTCAGATTGATCTGACTACCGATGTAACTGGAACTCTTCCACTGGCAAATGGTGGTATTGGTGCCACAACTGCCGCTGGTGCAAGAACAAACCTTGGCCTTGTTATTGGAACGAATGTTCAGGCTCACGACGATATCCTTGATGACCTTTCTGGTTTAACCCAGGCAGCAAACAAGTTACCATACTTCGATAGTTCAACTACTGCTGCTACAACCGATCTGTCGGCATTTGGTAGAACCCTAATTGATGATGCTGATGCATCAGCTGCAAGAACAACCCTTGGTGTTGATGCTGCAGGAACTGATAATTCAACTGATGTAACTCTTGCAGGTCAAGGTTATCTGTCACTCAGTGATCAGCAAATTACCGCTAGCCAAATCAATCTTGCTAGTCACGTAACTGGTTCACTCCCCAACGCCAACCTTGCAAACAGCACCATTACTGTAAGTGATGGTTCCAATAGCACTGCAACTGCTCTTGGTGGAACAATCACCTTCAGCGGAACTTCAAATGAAACAACAGTAGTAGAGAGTTCTGGAACTGTTACTATTGGTCTTCCAGATAACGTTACCGTTGCACAAAACCTGACTGTTAGTGGAAACCTTTATGTTAATGGTTCTACAACTCAGGTAAATACTTCCCAGACAACCATTGAAGACCAACTTCTGGAACTGGGTATGGTTGATGGTTCTGCACCATCATCTGATTTGAATAAGGACTTAGGTGTTCTGTTCAACTACTATAGTGGAACTGCTAAAAAAGCAGCAGTATACTGGGACGACAGCACTTCAAGAGTTGTTCTTTCTGATGACGTTTCAGAAAGTTCTGGTGTTCTGACCGCCGCTTCTCACGCAGCTGTTGAGATTGGTGCTCTGTGGGTCAATGACTGTGCAGGTCAAACTCAGGTTATCTCCTGTAGTGGTTCTACAAGAAGTCTTGAGAACATCACTATTGATGGTGGCACATTCTGAATCTAAGCACATAGTTCTAAATAGAGGGGTCTATAGAACCCCTCTTTTTTTATGAATGAACAAGATTTAAAATATTTGATTGCGTCTTATCAACAAAGGTCATTTGATTTGTTTTCACAATCAGTTGCTAATGAGGCAAAGATTCGACAATTGAATGAATTAGTTGAATCATTAACAAAACAAATCAACGAGCAAAATATAGAACTTGAGAAGTTGAAAACAAAAGTTAAAAAACCAACAAGTACTAAGCAAGAGGACTTTACTTAAATAAATATCTTTAACACTCAGTATATACTGAGTTCTACGGTTCATACCAACGATATGAGGTTGAATGGCAAATCCTGCAATTAAGATTAAACGGTCGGCTGTTGCCGGTAAAATTCCAACAGGTGACCAGTTACCGCTTGGTGAATTAGCCTTAAACACATATAATGGTAGATTATTTGCCTCAAAGAATGTTGGTCTAGGAACCACGGTTTTTGCTATTAACCCGTGGGTCACCGGAGTAGGAACAAATACATATAATACGTATTTTACTGAAGGCAATGTTGGAGTAGGCGTAACAACTCCAACATCTAAGTTATCGGTTGTTGGTGACACAAGCATTTCGGGAATTGTCACTGCATCATATTTTATTGGTGATGGTTCTGGATTAACAAATATTTCTGCAGGGAGTACTGCAGACATTAATTCCACAACATTAACTGTCTCAGGAATAGCAACAATATCTGGGTTAAAATACCCAAGCTCTGATGGCACAGACGGCCAAGTCTTAACCACAGATGGCGCAGGAAATTTAACATTTCAAAATGCAACTCAAACAAACACTTCAACCACAACAACCTCAACATCAGAAACAAGTATTAGTTCATTTTCCGCTGGATCATACTCTTCAGCAATTTATAATATTCAAATCATACGTGGATCTGAGGTCCAATTTACAACTCTAAATTTAATCCACGATGGAACATCAGTATCATTAGTCGAATATGGTACTATTCGAACTGGCAGCAATTTAGCGTCGTTTGATAGTGATATCAATTCAGGTGATGTACGTATTTTAGCAACACCATCTTCTTCAACTAGCACATCATTTAAGTTTAGTAGAACTTTGCTTGCATCGTCTGGTGCAAATACATCATCAACCACTACAACAACCACATCATCAACACAAATAGATAGTTTTGTTGCTGCAACATACTATTCTGCAATACTTGAGATTGAAGTAAAACGAGGATCTGAAGTTCAATTGTCTACAATTAATTTGATACATAATGGGACTAATGTTTATATTTCAGAGTATGCAGTTATAAAAACTAGTGATACTCTTGCCAACTTCGATTCAGTCATTAGTGGATCAAATGTTGTAATCAATGCAACACCTACATCAGCAACTTCAACTTCATTTAAAGTTAGAAAAACATTTATAGTCTAGTATGAAGACCTTTAAACAGTTTCAAGAAGAGTGGACTAATAAATATAAAAAGAGTATCGATTGTTCTAACCCAAAAGGTTTTTCTCAACGTGCTCATTGTGCAGCGAGAAGAAAGAGAGCAAAAGGCGAATCTACCAAATCAAAACCAGTTGAATGAAGTATCCAAAGTTTTCTCACAAAACACCACACCTGAAAGGGAAACAACATCAGTTGGATCCTAATCTTGATCTTAAACAATTAGTTCATCACGCAACTGTTCAGTATGTTGATCGTGATGCTGATGGTGATGTGGATGTTTATGACAAACCTTCAAAGAAAACTCCAGATGAAAATCCAATGGGAGTTGATGTTGAAACTCAGTCAAAAAAACTTATTGCTAAGCAAAAAGGAGAATTAAAGCACACTAAAAGAGGTGTTGCTTATGAAGAAAAAAAGAATGGCAGATGTCCAAAAGGACAATATTGGTGCTATACCAATAAAGAATGCAAGCCAATTCCTGCTGGTTTTATGGTAGATCCTGAAGGTATGCTTCGTAAAGAAAATGGTGCTAGTGTAGATGAATCAAAAAGTGGTGATAGTTCTCTGCGTGACTGGTTTACTAAGAGTCGCGCTTCTGATGGCACCCCTGGTTGGGTTCAGTTGGGTGGCAAATATGCAGGAAAACCCTGTGCAAAGCAACCAGGACAAACAACCAAACCAAAGTGCGGTTCTTCAAAAATGAAACGTGATCTTTCTAAAGATGAAGAAGAAAGAGCATTTCAACGTAAGAATCGTCAAGACCCAAATCCAGATCGTAGAGGAAAGGCAAAGAACGTGGCTACTGAAGAAACCAAAAAAGATCACGAATATTCAATGGCACGGTCTGAAATAAAGACTGTAAAGAATGCTGCGAAAAGATTAGAAAAGAAAATGGGCAAGAAAGGAGAAGGAAACCTTGAAGCCTGGGTTCAATCTAAGATTACCAAAGCAGCTGATTACATTGACACTGCAGCAGATTATGTAACGAATGAAGCAGCAGGTGAGAAAGATGCTTGTTACCACAAAGTTAAGTCGCGTTATAAAGTTTGGCCTAGTGCATATGCTTCCGGTGCTTTAGTGAAGTGTCGTAAGAAAGGTGCTTCTAACTGGGGCAACAAAACAGAGGAATTATCACCTCTTGTTCAAAAAATTCTCTCAGAGGTAAGTCTTGATGAGAAGTGTTGGCCTGGTTATGAAAAGAAAGGAATGAAGACGATGTTTGGTAAGAAATATCCAAACTGCGTCAAGAAAGAAGATGTTACAATTGAAGATTTGGATGGTAATACTTTTGCTGAAGTAATTGATATTATTAAACCAGAACCAATGAAAGGTGTAAAGGTTGAGGAAGAAAAAGATAAGTGCTCTCATACAGAGAAAGGAAAGGAATGTCCAGTTCATGGTGAGGATGAGTGTCCTGAAGTTATGGATGAGGCAGTTCGTATTCCCGCAAAAACAGGCAATATCATTCTTGTCACACTTACCTGGAGAGGGAAGTACTATGGAATAAAAATGTTCTTCCCACAAATATCGAAACCAAGTAGAGCAGAAGTTCAGGATCAAATTGATAAAGTTTATCCTGGTGCTAAAGTTCAAACTTATTATGTTTCTGATATCAAACCAGGAGAACAATTTTTACAGACAGAAGGTGCTGCTTGGACTAAGAAGTCTGGTAAGAACCCTGAAGGTGGATTAAACGAAAAAGGCCGTAAGTCCTATGAAAGGGAAAATCCTGGTTCCGATCTGAAGGCACCCTCTAAAAAAGTTGGTAACAAAAGACGTGCTTCATTCTGTGCGAGAATGAAGGGCATGAAGAAGAAACTGACTTCGGCCAAAACTGCTAACGATCCCGATAGCAGAATCAATAAGTCCCTTAGAGCCTGGAACTGCTGATATGAAAAGCTTTCAACAATTTCTATCCGAAAGTATCACCATCAACGGTGACTTCAATGGAACCCTCAATGTTGGGGGTTCTCAACCAGAACAACAGACAGAATCATTTTTTGCTGATCTTGTATGGGAAGGCAAGATTTATCGTTTGGAAATAGAAGGTCAAATGATGAGTAAAAGTGAATTGGCAGAACACATACTGCGCGAATATCCAGGTGCTATGATTCACAACATCTACCCATCACAACCAAAAAGTTCTTTAAAGATTAAAAATTCTCAGAGGTATCAACCAGAAAGATTAACTTGGACTCAGGAATGAAATTATGGCTCAGTGGAATAAACAGACACAAGATTATCTAAACCAGGAAAGAACACTTCATGAAGTTATTATGTGTGCCGACAGATACGGCAACATTGGAAACTGTGGTGCTGCTGGTACTGGGGCTGTAGGTGGAGATGCTTTTGGGAGGATGAGAATATCTCAACCTCTTACTCTATTTGATAGTTCTCACAGATATAGAGATAATAATCTTTGGGATAGTTTGATTGTAGGCACTGGTTCTACAGTTGGATTTGCAACAACTCAAGGTTTAGTCAATATTGGTATTGGAACTACTGCTGGTTGTTCTGTTATTAGAGAGACTACAAAGACATTTTCATATCAACCAGGCAAATCCTTACTTACTTTAAATACATTTGTCCCAGAGCCACCAAAAGAAAATCTAAGACAAAGAATTGGATATTTTGGTGTTGATAATGGAATGTATTTTGAGATTGATGG